GCTGAGGTCTATGGCGATGCTGAGGTCTATGACAATGCTAAAGTCTGTGGCAATGCTAAGGTCTATGGCAATGCTGACGTCTTTGACAATGCTGAGGTCCGTGGAGATGCTGAGGTCTATGGCAATGCTGACGTCTTTGACAATGCTGAGGTCCGTGGAGATGCTGAGGTCTATGGCAAAGCTGAGGTCCGTGGAGATGCTAAGGTCTATAAAAATAGCGATTACATTGTATTCAAAAATTGGTGGAGCAGTGGACGATATTTCACGTGGACACGTAGTAATAATATGTGGAAGGTAGGCTGCTTTTATGGCAATGGTGAAGAGCTAATAAAGAAAGCTTATGCTGATAGCGAAGAAAGCGGAAGAGAATATGAACGAGTAGTGAGATATGTGGAGAGCATTTTTGCTGACGAGTTAAACAAATAAATTAACAAAATGGAAGTAGAAATTACATCATATATTGAAGATACCGACATTCTTCAATCTGTTTCAGAATACCAACAATCAAAAGTGCTTGAAAATATATTTGAAGAATGCACTAAAGAGCAACAACAGAGATTTATCAGCAATCTTGATGATTTTTACCTCATAGAAGAATTAGAAGAAAGAGGTTTTACAATAACTAAAAAAACGAACAACAATGGATAACAAAGTATTTGACTTTCACGAAATCAAAACCTTTGCAGATGCTTGTGAGAAGTTGGGCATGAAAGAATACCTACTTACTGGCAGTATGGGTGGAGATAGAGAAACGCAGGGACAAGCGCAAGCACTCTACAAGTTACTGATTATCCAAAAGGCTATGAACAATGGCGTTTGGCGTGATAAGGATGGCTGGAGCTATTACCCTTACTGGGTGCTCTACTCAAAAGAAGAAATTGAATATATGAGCGAGGAGGAGAAGCAGAGAAAGGGCATTAGACAGCTCTTCTCCTGTGTTAGTGCGTTTTTTGATGGTGGTGTGGGTGTCCGCTGTGCGGGTGCGGGTTATCGTGGCGCGATTGCGTATACGGGTTCTGGTTTCCCTTTGTGCTTTAACAGCGAAGAAGCAGCACTATATGCAGCAAAACAATTTGAAGATTTGTTCTTTCAATACTACGGAATTAAAGTAAAAGAATAACCTCAAAACAATATGGAAAAGAAACAACGAATGTTCTATTTCGGAACACATGGCGATTGTAAATATTCCCCCTTGCTTGTAAGGGGGAATACGTTGCCTCTTCCTGACTACGGCGACACATGGGATAATTTAAAAAATCACATGTACGATTGGATAATGACCAATGGAATTATTGCACAAGGACGCTTTTTGGACAGAGAGTGGACTGTGTATGGCAGACCTTGGTCTGTAGACGATAAACGAAGATATGGGGCTTTCACATCCCTATTTTGGGAGGGTGAGCACACCATCGATGAATTTGACGCGTTTATTAAGCAAAGTTCTTTTTTGCGATGTCAATTCTGCGTTCATCTTGAACCCAATATGGTAAGTAAAGGTGATATTGTGTGTCATTCCGATGGAACGCTAATAGAAATACACCACATTGGCAAAAAAGGGAAGGTGCATTACATTGCTTTTGCAGACGAGAACTATGGATTTGGTGAAATCCAGCGTACCCCATACGTAGACTATTACGATTATATACAAAATTGCCACCATGCCACCCAAAAGCAGAAGCGTTGGCTAATGGACTGGATTGGAGTAAATGAATGAATATCCAAGGTCTTACAATAAAAACAAGAAACAATGAATATTGCAGAAATATTGAGAAAGTGCCCAAAGGGGACAAAGCTTTATAGTACTGTCTATGGTGAAGTAGAATTGGTTTGCGTTAATAATAATTATATATTCCCTATTTCTTGTAGAAGAAGTAATGGATATGAAGATTCCTTTACAAACGATGGTAGGGTTTACTTCGATTATCCTGACGCGGAATGTGTACTTTTCCCATCAAAAGACCAACGCGATTGGAGTAAGTTTGGAGTGACTGACCAAAAACAGAAAACCGCGTTGTATCCTTTCGACAAGGTTCTTGTACGTGATGGAGATGATGATAAATGGGTGTGTGACATTTTTAGTCACATAGACGAGAATGATTTTTACTATTGCGTTGGTACAAGGTGGGAGCAGTGCATTCACTACGAGGGAAACGAACATCTATTAGGAACAACAAAAAAACCAGAAGAATGACACGAACAACATTTAAGAGAGTACCCTTCAACCTTGAACTTGCAAAGAAAATAACGAACGTGGAGGTTAAAGGGCACATCGTTACGCGAGACGGACGCCAAGCAAGAATTATTTGCTTTGACAGAAAGGAAAATGATGATATTTTTGACCCTCCTAAAAACATAATTGCGCTTGTGGAGAATAAAGACGGGAGTGAAGGCGTGTTCGCGTTTAGAAATACTGGTATGATTCTTCTTACAGAAGAAACAGACCATGACCTCCAAATCGAAGTCCCCACCTACTACCGCGACTACTCCAACTTTGTGCCGCAAAAGTGGCAACCGTGTTTGGTGAGAGAGAACGAAGATGAGATATGGCTTCTACAAGTAAGCAAAGGTAAACGCTGCGGTGATGTCGTGCTGTTCTACTGTCCCGATGGAAGCCCTAATGTTTGGCGACACTACCTTCCCCTATCCAAAGTTACCGAACGATTGGTAGGAACCACCAAGAGCTACGAGCAACTGATAAAAGAGCTTGACAAAAATGGGCAAGATTAAATCATGTGACGGGCAAGGCTGCAAGGAGCGCAAGGCTTGTTTGCGCTTTGCTCTGTCGCATACAGAACATGATAAAAGCAACATTCACAAGGGTTGCTATTTCACAAGGCCGAACGGGCGCGACTGCCCGATAATGATTAAAAACAAAACGATATAACAGAAGTAGATTTAGTTATAACCAGTTCAAACGAATAAATCATGACGAGACTTTTAGTAGAATATCTGAAAGATCTGTATGCGGTGCTTGACAATGCCATACAAAACTCTGACCATACGGATTTTGAGCAGTGCTATTCGGCACTTGCTGAATTGTGCGAGCGCGCTCTGTGCGGCTTAGATAAATACAAGGGAGTGGCCTCTGTGCCTGACCGAATAAAGATGTTCAAAAGAGACATGAATTATGTGCAGGGACTCATGAGCAAGGAGGAGGAGAAAGCTTATCTTGATGATGAGATGAAGCTCGCATACAAGCTTTTTGGTAAGGACAAAGAAGAGGAGGACAAGGCATGATAACGATAATTTCTACTGCTGTGGGGTTCGTTTATGGTGCGTACATGGCTTACATTGCTGGAAAAGAACATGGTTTCTACAAGGGCCGCAGCGAGGCTTACAGAGAATTTGGGCACATTATCGAACATTATAAGAAATTAGCTGATGCAAAGAACATCGCAACAGAAGACGCGTGAGGCTGCCGACCGAACACGCTGTAACGAGTGTGGCGAGCAGCGCATTTGTACGCCACTGATGGCAAAGGCTTGCCTTGAGTGTTTTATTTGTGGATATGTGGAGGCAGAGAAGCTATCAGGCAGCGAGAGAAATGCTAACAGGATAGGTAGTATGGGTGTAAAATGAGCTATATGAGCAGCGAACCAAGGACGAAGCAAGGCCGCACAAAATACAAAAACAAGGTTGTAAACAACGTTTTCGGGCGATTTGACAGCGTAAAAGAGTTTAAACGATACATTTACTTGCTTTCGCTTGTAAAGTGCGGCAAAATCAAAAATTTGAAAAGGCAAGTAACGTTTAGATTGTTACCTTCACAATACGTGGACGGAAAACTTAAAGAACGTGCATGTACGTATATTGCAGATTTTATGTATGAACAAGACGGAAAACAAGTCGTTGAAGACACAAAAAGTGCGATAACAAGTAGACATGCTGCCTACATAATAAAACGAAAATTAATGCTCTATTTATACAAAATTGCAATAAAAGAAGTGTAATGTTTGGATAATCCGCTGGCGAGATAAAAACTTGTCAGCGGATTTTCTAATATTGCAGTAATCCAAAACTATTAAATATGGAAACAAAGAAGATACCATTATCAAAATTACATCTCAATACTGGACAAATCAAAGAAGTGCCAAAGAACCCTCGCTTCATCAAAGATGAGCGTTACGAAGCACTCAAAAAGAGCATTAAAGATGACCCTGAGATGCTCCAACTTCGTGAACTCGTTGCTTATGACAACAACGGAGAACTTGTTGTTATACTTGGCAATATGCGTTACCGAGCTATGAAAGAACTTGGCTACAAAGATGCGCCTGTTAAGGTGTTGCCAGCCGAAACAGACGCAAAGAAACTTCGCGCCTATATTCAAAAAGATAACATTGCATTCGGACAAAACGATTGGGATTTGCTCGGCAATGAATGGGGTATTGAAGAGCTGCAAGACTTTGGGTTGGAATGCGAGTTCCTTAATGATAATACAGAAACAACTGATATTGATGATTTGTTTGAAGATGCTCAAAATACCGAAGAAAAGATAAAGGATATTAAATTTTCTATTCATGTTCCGCAAGAATTAGAAGAAAAGGTAGATGAAATTAAGAATATAATTAAATCAGCCGTTTCCGAATACGAAGGTGTGGAAATAAAATAATAAAGATATGGAAGTCTATCTTGCGGGTGAACACCCAGTAAAGAACGGCAAAAATGCTGACTGGGAAGGATTAAACATATTGGAAACTTACTATTATCTACAGAATAATAAAGAATTTCCTCGATTGATAGGCAATTTTCAGAATTTTCTATTGGATAGTGGTGCATTTACCTTTATGTCGGGAGCAAATGTAGTTGATTTCGATAAATACGTAGAGGGATATGCTGCATTCATTAAGAAGTGGGACGTAAAAAACTTCTTTGAGCTTGATATTGATTCAGTTGTCGGTATTAGAGAGGTTGAAAGACTTCGTAAAAAACTTGAAAGACTGAGTGGTCGCAAGCCTATTCCAGTCTGGCATAAATCACGAGGGAAAGAGTATTTTATCGAAATGTGTAAGAATTATCCTTATGTTGCAATAGGAGGTATCGTAACGAAAGAAATTCCTATTAAAAAATACGAGAAGTTGTTTCCTTGGTTCGTTAAAACTGCGCATAAATATGGCTGTAAAATACATGCTCTTGGATATACAAATATTAAAGGACTACATACTTATCACTTTGATTCTGTGGATTCAACAGCTTGGTTATATGGCAATATGAGCGGTTCTGTATATAAATTTGATGCTAAGAATGGTACTATGAATAAAACCAAAGCCCCACAAGGTAAAAAATTGCGTTCCAAATTGGTTGCTGCACATAATTTCGGAGAGTGGGTACGCTTTATGAAGTATGCCCGTGCAAGATTATAAAAGATAAATATTAAAATTTTAATTAGTTATGAAAGATTCATTGATTATTGTATCAGGAGGTATGGACTCAGTAACTCTCCTGCATGAAAAGAAAGAAAGCATTGCTCTTGCTATTTCTTTTGATTATGGTTCTAATCACAATCAGAAGGAGATACCTTTCGCTAAGTTACATTGTGAGCGATTGGGTATAAAGCATATTGTTATTTCACTCGGTTTTATTCACGACTACTTTAAATCCTCTCTCCTTGAAGGTGCAGAAGCTATCCCAGAAGGTAATTACGATGATGAGAATATGAAATCAACTGTAGTACCTTTTCGTAACGGCATTATGCTCTCTATCGCTTGCGGTATCGCAGAGAGTAACGGTTTGAAGAAGGTGCTCATTGCTAACCATTTTGGCGACCACGCGATCTATCCAGATTGTCGCAAGGGCTTCATTGATGCTATGTCAGAGGCTATGAAGAATGGTACTTATGATAGTATTACCATTGATGCACCTTATACCAATATCACAAAGACTGATATTGCTCGACACGGCAAGAAACTTGGTATTGACTACACAGAGACTTGGAGCTGTTACAAGGGTGGCGAGAAGCATTGTGGTAAATGTGGCACTTGCATGGAACGCAAAGAAGCACTTCGTGATGCAGGTATAGAAGACTTAACTAAATACGAATAAACTATGTACTACGTATCAAAAAGAATGGAGATTGCAGGCTGTCATCACCTCAATCTTTCTTACGAGAGCAAATGTAAGAATTTGCACGGACACAACTGGATTGTGACGGTTTTCTGCAAGGCAGAAAAGCTCAATAATGATGGCATGGTTATTGATTTCAAGCATGTCAAGAACAAAATTCATGGCTATCTTGACCATGGTAATTTCAACGATTTATTGCCATTCAACCCGACCGCTGAAAATATTGCACGATGGATTGTAGAACAGATTCCAACGTGCTATAAAGCTACAGTGCAAGAGAGTGAAGGTAATATTGCAACTTACGAAAAGTAAAAGCTATGCGTATAAACGAAATTTTCTATTCAATTCAAGGCGAAGGTGCTTATACTGGAACACCTTGCGTTTTCGTTCGTTTCGCTGGATGTAATTTAAAATGCGCATTTTGCGATACAAATCACAAACCTTATAAAGATTATACCAATGAAGAGATAATGCGAGAAATCGCAAAATATCCATCAAATCACGTTGTTTTGACGGGTGGAGAACCTTCTTTACAGATAACAGAAGAATTTATGCTGATGTTGCTTGATAACGGAAAGTTTATTCACGTTGAAACAAATGGTACACGTGCCAATGAAGCTCTATCTCTTGCTAATTGGGTTACATGTTCTCCTAAGTTTGAATATTGTAACCATGCCAAAGTTGTATTAGACCACATAGACGAACTAAAGGTTGTTTATGATGCTAATAAGACTTCGATGAAAAAGTATAAAGATATTGATGCAACACGATATTATTTGCAGCCTTGCGATATGAAGGACATGGAGCAGACCTCTGCAAATGTAAAAGGTGCTATAGATTATTGTCTTGCTCACCCTAAATGGGCAATATCTCTTCAAACTCAAAAAATACTCAATGTAAGATGAATAAAAAAAAGCAAATTGAAGGCCATTTAAAGGCATTATTATCCTTGATTGGCGATAACCCAGAACGTGCAGGGCTTCAAGGTACTCCTGACAGAATAGCACGTATGTTTGCTGAAATATTTAGAGGATATGATGCAGAACAAAAGCCACAGATAACAACCTTTGAAAATGGTAAAGATAGTATCGTGTATGATAACATGGTTATTGATGAGGGCGACTTTTATTCTATGTGTGAACATCACATGATGCCATTCTTCGGTCGGTATTGGTTTGCGTATATTCCTAATCCAAAAGGTAAAATTCTTGGCATTTCAAAGATTGGTCGTGTTGTTGATTATTGCTCTGCAAAATTGCAAATTCAAGAGCGTCTTGTACATGAGATAGTTGAAATGCTTTCTGATGCTCTTGGGAGCGAAAATCCGCCTTTAGGTATTGCACTTGTTATGGAGGGCGAACACCTTTGCAAAACTATGCGTGGCGCGAAGAAAAAAGGGAAAATGAAGTCTTCCTATCTCACTGGCATTTTTAAAACTGATGCGCAATTGCGAAGCGAATTTCTTAATCTAATTCATAAATAAAGAATTATTTACAAGAATGAAAATAAGTGGTGGAACAAGGCTTGTAAAGCCTTCAACCCAAAGTAGAGTATAAACAAACCACGAAACACACAAACAATGACAAACGAAATTCAATATATCCCCGATAGCTTATTTCCAACAGACAACGATTTTGAGGTGCCTTCTTTGCGCTTAGATATGGCTGCATCAACGTGCGAAATTCCGTTTGTCTGTTTCGGTGAACAAAAGCGAACGTTCAGAATGAATGGCACAGGAACGCTGCATTTCTATACAGACGATTATCGTTTTAACGCGGTTTACGAACACCCAGAGAAAATATTGCAGCACAATCCAGCGCAAATAGTAGAACCCAACTTCTCGCTATTCAATGAAACACCGATTGCGTTCGGAATGCAAGCAATCTATAAGAAACGACTCGTTGCAAGGCAAATGCAGGAGCAAGGCATTCGTGTGTTCGTTGACCTGAATGTCGCTAATAAGTTCTGCGCATTCAATTTGCTTGGAGTTCCGAAAGGTTGGAGCGCATTCTGTACACGTGGTTATGAGGATAGAGTGAATGGTCTAAACTTTGAATACGAAATAGCTAAGCGCATTGCTGATGGTAATAATCTTACATTCGTTGTGTATGGCGGTGACGAAGTTATCAAGCAATGGTGCAAAGAGCATGGCGCGGTATACGTTACACCTATCATCATTATAAAGAACAAATACAAGTCGATTCAGCGAATGGCACAGAATACTGCCTTGTTCAAGGAAAAATGGGATATGGGCAAGGCTATCCCAACGCTGAAAGATTTGCTTGACAAACAAGTTATTGACAATAGAAAACAAATTAAACATGAAGTATAGCGGAGGAACAAGAAGTACAAGAAGTACAATGAGTGCAAGGGCAACGAATAATTCAGTAAAGGCGCAATCATCAAATGCTCCTACAAATATGCACGCAGAAAAAATAATAAAGGATTATGCGAAAAAAGCGATGCATTCCAATCAAACAGAAAACGATATTCGCAAGTTTGAGGATAAAAGATTGAAGCAATTGATACGCACTGGTTCGCGTTATCGAGAAGGATTATTGGAAGAAGTTGTTCAACAAGCAATTGATGCTGACAAACAAGGTAAACGATGGAACACTGGATGGGCTGAAGGTTTTAAATCTGAAATCAACAGAGTTGCAAACTTAAAGGTAATACATGACAACATTCCAGTTTATCAGAAAATACTAAAAGAGCGTAAAAAGAAGTAGACATGGTAAAAAATAGCGGAGGTACACGAAATAAAAGACGCTCGTCAGAGCATCGTACTGGTCCAGGTTTTACAGAACCAATAAAAGGTCCTACACAACCATCTTCATCAGCAACTGAAATTCAATACGTATTTACAGACAAAATAACGGGAAATCAGTCTGATGGTTACAAAAATCTTGACGCGGTTAAAACGGCTATAAAAGAAGCTGAAAAGAACGACAAAAAAGCTGGTGTGTACGAAAAAGATAGTTATTACATTGAACGTATTGAAAACATTAAAGGTCGAGGACGTTCCGAATATTGGCATTTTGGAAAATAAGGTAATTTATGGCTAAAAAGAAATAGATATGCGAAATAAAGGCGAACAAAATCTTATCCCGATGAACAAGCAGCCGCCCGAAGTGCAGAGAGAACTCAGCAGAAAGGGTGGTCGCAATTCAGGGAAATCACGCAGAGAAAAGCGTGCTATGTCTGAAATACTTCGTATGATGATAGACCAACCAATAGACAAGGCAAATGCAACGATTGTAAACGCTCTTAAAAAGGTTGGAATATCATCAGAAGAAGCTACAAATGGCGCGTTGATTAATTTGCAGTTAATGAACCTTGCACTCAGCAGTTCTGTTGACGAAAAGACAAAATTACGCGCAATCGAAATGATACATCGCTTCATTGACGGACAAAAGGTTGATGTAACAACAAATGGTAAAGAAGTAACGCACGAGCCACTTGTTATTGAGGTTATTGATAGCCGAGAACAAGTGATTAAAGATGATGAAGATGAAGAAAGGTAAAAGGTTACAAACAACTCGCATCTTTGCAGAAATTGAGCAAGCTAAAGCACGAGGTTATACAACCGTTAGCGAGCAAGGCAGTAGCCGAAGTTCTAAGACATATAACACCGTGGTTTGGCTTTGTCAATATTGTTGGAATAACCCGAATACATCAACATCTATTGTTCGTGCCACATTACCTGCCTTAAAAGGTTCTGTTCTTCGTGACTTTAAAGAAGTGATGCAACGGCTCAAAATTTGGGACTTCTGTACTTTTAATAAGTCAGAATTGGTTTGCACGTTTCCAAATGGTTCTTTTGTTGAGTTTTTCTCTTGCGATAACGAGCAAAAATTACGCGGTCGTAAACGTAAAATATTGTACGTAAATGAAGGCAACGAGTTAAAATACATCGAATGGCAGCAATTGCAAATGCGTACAACGGAGTTTTCTATTATTGACTATAATCCTTCATTCACGGACGACCACTGGCTTTGTACGCTAAATAAAGAACCTAATACGTATCACTTCATTACAACTTATAAGGACAATCCATTTTTAGAGCCTAAAGTTATTGCCGAGATAGAAAGCCTTAAAGAAAAAAATCCGTCCTTATGGCGCATCTACGGCCTTGGTCTGCAAGCAATGGTTGAAGGGTTGATTTTCGAAAATGTAGAAGAAGTTGAGGATATTCCGAGGTGGCATAAGAAGCACCACCGAAGAGGTATGGACTTCGGTTATACAAACGACCCGACAGCGATTGTTGATGTCTATATAGACGGAGATACATTATGGATTGATGAAATCTGTTACCAAACAAAAATGCTCGCGGAAGATATTATCAACATGCACAAAAACGCAAATCGAACGTGCCACGAAGATGTAAAGGTTATATCCGAGTCGGCAGATCCACGTCTAATTGATGAAATATCCAACGCTGGTATTGATATACACCCTGTACGCAAATTTTCTGGCTCAATCATGGCTGGTATTAACAAGATGCAAGAACTCAAAATGAAGGTAACGAAACGAAGTGTAAACGTTTTAAAAGAGTTCAGAAATTATACCTACAGACAAAACAAAGAAGGTAAATGGCTAAATGAACCCATTGATGCGTACAACCACGCAATAGACGCCATTCGTTATGTTGTACTTGAAGAGATACTTGGACAGAATAGCAACGGCCTTGAAGCGGACGAATTTTTAGCAATCATGTAACACATAAATTAAAAAGCACTAAATGAAAAGCATAGAAGAAATTATGGCTATCGGAAATCCGATGACCATATACACACTACTTACATCGTATAAGAAACCATTTCACAAAACGATAGAACAAACAGAAAGCGAATATAACCCTATGAAGCATAAGGTTATGGATACGCAATACAGAAAGAAAAAAGCTATAAAGGTTAAAACTAATAAGGTTGACATTGACGGTTCGCCATTATACAAGACTAAATACGTTGACCGTTGCCGTATTGCAGTTCCAGCACAAAGATTAATTTGTGAACGCGATGTCGGTTTTCTGTTGTCTAATAACGTTAAATACAACATAAAAGGCGAAGTAGATAATAAGGCGCAAGAATTATACGATAGAACAATTGAAACCTTTAACGAGAACAAAATTGATTATTTCGATAAAAAGTTGGCTCGTGACCTTTTCCGTTGTTGTGAATGTGCTGAGTTGTGGTATATTGTTCCTTCACAAGACGAAACACAACAAAATGAAATCCGAGTAATGTTGCTTTCTCCGCTTCGTGGTGATGTGCTTTATCCACATTTCGATGATTACAATCGTATGGACGGATTTGCGCGCAAATACGTTATTAAAGACGAGTTAGGACAAACAACCATACATTTCGATGTTTATACGAATACGATGCTCTATAGGTATTCTAACGCTGATTCAACCATGCAGCTCATGAGCGCAAAGCCACATGGATTTACAAAAATACCTATTGTATACTATCGCCAAGAAGAAACAGAATGGGAATGTGTGCAACCTGTTATTGAACGACTTGAAGAATTACTTTCTAATTGGGGCGATGTGAATGATTATTTTGGCGCGCCTACTTATTTCTTCAAAGGTAAGATGAAAGGTTTTGCGGAAAAGGGTGAAGTCGGCCGTATTTACCAAGGTGAAGGAAGTGATACAGACATGAAGGTCGTATCGTGGAACTCAGCACCTGAAAGTATGCGGCAAGAAATGGCAAATCTTACAAACATCATCTTTTCGTATTCGCAGACACCCGATATTTCGTTTGAGAATATGAAAACGCTTGGTAATAATACAAGTGGTGCTGCCATTCGCTTAATGTTTACTGACCCACACTTAAAAGCCGAAACGAAAGAAGAATTGTTTGGCGAAATGTTCACACGAAGATTTAACGTTGTTAAGAATGGCATTGCTGCGAGTGTTTTTGCCACTCCTCAACGCATTGCCGATTCATTAAGGGTAACACCTATCTTTTCTCCATACATTCCGAAGAATGAAATGGAAATGTTGCAATTAATAAATCTTTCCACGCAAGGCAAAGCTACCATGTCACAAGAAGAAGGCATCGAAGAAAATCCAATGGTACGTAATGCTGAACGCACAAAAGCACTCTTAAAGAAAGAAAATGAAGAAGCCGCCAAAATGAACCTATTTGCCACGGCAACAAGCAATGAACCAAATGAAGAATAAGAATGAACATTAAAAATATCATTCAACTTCTGTTGCAAAGTTCTTCTGATTTCAACAAGTTGCATGACTATGTTATTACAGAGTTGAGCAAGGCGGTAAATAAGTCTGTCAACGAAGCTAACCCAGAAGAACTTTTTAAAATTGCGAAAACTTGCACCCCAACCGAAAAGGATAGGGTGCAAGCCCTTTTAGATGCGTATAATAACGCGGTTTTATCGCTTATAAAGCAAGGAATAACAAAAGCCGTGTTATTCTCCACTAATACGCAACAAAACGCGCTGAGCGCGTTTACTCGCTTTGAAGGTAAGGAAGTGGACGCTTGGCGAAAAGAAACGGCACGAGCTTTTATTGAAAGCCGTATGAAGCGTGACAACGGACTTAATCTTTCTGACCGCGTATGGAATTATACACAACAAACAAAATCTGAATTTGAAGTTGCAGTTTCGCAAGTGTTAGAAAATGGCATCAGCAAAGGCATATCGGCAGAAAGTCTTGGCCGACAAGTAAGGCAATATCTTAATAATCCAGACATGATGTATCGTAGGTATCATCGCAAGCAGCTCATGTCGGACGGTACGAAAAAGGATATTGTAGAATGGCGCAGAAGAGTAATTGATAAAGAAGGCAAGGTGCGTTTTATTAAAGAGGATCTTGCAAAGGTTGGCACTGGTGTGTATCGCTCCGCACGTCAAAATGCTTTGCGCCTTACAATAACTGAAACAAACATGGCTTACAACTATTCCAATTGCAAACGTTGGGAGAGTGAGCCTTTTGTGTTAGGCATTCGCATTCGTTTGTCTGCAAATCACCCCGAAGAGGATATTTGTGATGAGTTGGCTGGCGATTACCCGAAAACATTCATGTGGCGCGGTTGGCATCCTCGCTGCATGTGTTCAGTGTCTCCTATTCTAATGGACAGAAAAAGTGATGAGTGGAAAAAACTTCGCAAAATGCCTAAAGAAGAATACGAAGCTTATCAATCTCCCAACCTTGTAAAAAATGTGCCGAGCGCGTTTTCTGAATGGTGTGAACGTAACAAGAAGAAACTAAAGGTGGCTCGTGATAACGACAAACTGCCTTACTTCGTGAAGGATAATCAGAAAGTCGTTGGTGATTTGCTTGGGTGGAAGGAAAAACAGATTGTAAAACCAATATCAAGTCGTGAGAAGATACTTGCGGCTGCAAAAGCACGTCATGAAGCGCGAACGGATAAGCAAATCAATGATATTCTTACCCGTTGGGACGAAAGAAAATATACATCTGCTCAGAAACAAAATTTTAAGGTCATTGAAAATAAAATGGGACTCAAACGTGGTATTTCAATGGACTTTGAAAAAGCCAACCAAGGAAAGGGCAACATTGATTATAAAAGCGGATTAACAGCATTCCGTGTTAATTGTCAATCGTCTGTTGTTGCTCACGAATTAAGAATGCGCGGATTTGATGTAACGGCTCAACCAAATTGGCAAATGGGAGACGATCCGAACAAACTTTCACATGGCACATGGAAATGTTGGATTAAATCGGATGGAACACCTTTTGAAATGCCCGAACGATTTGCATATAAAATTTCAAAAAATGGAAATTACATAGGTCTACCTTATAAAGAAACCATTCAGCAAATAAACGAGCACACAAAAGAAGTTGGTCGCTACCATGTGTCCTTCGGCTGGAAGGGTGAGAATTACGGACACATCGTAACAATGGAGCGCAAGGCAGATGGAACCGCACTTTGGTATGACCCACAGACAGGGCAGCGCGATTTCTTTGATAAGGAATACGTGAAGAAAATTAAAGGTGTTCGTGCCTATCGCGTAGACAATCTATCTTTCGATATTTTAAATTGGAATGTTGTAAGACCGATTGGCAATAGGAATTTTATGCCCCAACCTCCGAAAGGGCAAACGGCAGGAACTAAGGCTATTTTGAGTAGTGATAAAAGTTCTATTATTGGTACGAGAGTAAATCTTTCAAAGAATATAATAGAATACAGAAATTTGGCTATGTCTGAAATTCTGAAAATTAATACAATTCAAAAGTTACATGATGGTGAATTGAAATACAGCAAGAGTTCTCTGAAAAGAAGTATTGTTCATGCTAAAAATAAAGAAGAAGTGGATATGTTTAAATATGTAGTAACACATCCGAAAGAAATGCTATTCTGTAGAAAGTCTATATTTGGTGAAGTAAAAGATGTAAACAATAAAATTGATTTACGAAACCTTGAAAGAAAAAGGAAACGTGGTGTAATTCATTATAACGAATATGAATTACAAAAGAATGATGAGGTCTGGTTGATTAAAACAGAAGTATACAAAAATGGAATCGAAATACCTTATAACATTCGGTTAAAATAAAAAAATGAAGGTGATATGTCCAGCGTCGCTCAATATATCGACATTAGGAATCATATCACCTTTTCTAAATCTGTTGCAAAGATAATAATAAAAAAATTATATTTTGCGCTTTGCTCTTAAAATAATCATAGTTTCTTCCAACGTAAGTGGAATAGCTTCTTTATTTTTTACAATCACGTATTGTGGTAATCCGATGCAAGACTCTTCTTTTACATGAAGTAATTTGCAAATATATAGCGGACAACCATTAAATGTTCCAACCTGCATAGCAGTATCGAACCCTATTGAATGTGCATAAGCTATTGCACAATATGAAACACCTCTCATAGATTGATTTTTTGTAAAGATATGAAATATTGTAATGTCACACAAATATTTATCTCTCAATTTTCCAAAGATACTGCTTCTCGTCTGTACATAGAGTAAGTATTACATCAGGCTCATCAATAAGTGCAGCCATATTGAATGAGCTATAATACAGAGCACTGGGGATAAGTTTGCCCTTCAAGATAGTTAGACGCTTGCCTAATTTTTTTTCGCGCAAGAATGCGTTTCCATTAAATATCGAACCTCTGTTTAGCTCTAATAACATGTCTTTTGCTTTCATGTTGTTTAATCTATAAAGTCGTTGAATGTTGTTACCTCCTCTCCGTCCTGAATAAAAGGCTTTTTATCGCAAATATAGCCTTTCCACGAACCATATTCGTAGATAAGGAACATGTGGTATCCAGCATTACGAAGAGCTTTAAAGGCTGCTTTCATTTCCTCGCCATTAAATCGGATATTAACGTCACTGTCAGATGCTTCGTGGTCGCCAAATCCGTAGGCCTTACCACTTCGTTTAGAAACCATAACGTATAGAGTTTTGCCCCTGTACGCGCTTTGTCTTTCTGGGTGAAATATGCGCCAGACGCAAGTGCTGAGAAACGCATCACAAATATATTGTACAACTTCTTGGCGCACTTCTGTTGGCTGTACGTAATCGTTCTTGGGTATGTTTACTGTTATTTCCATGATGTTGTTTTTATTTTTAAATCGTGTGATTGTTTTTGCATTTTCTTCTTTCATGGTTCGCGAATGGGTGTTTTCCACTCGCGAGGTTGATATATTTAGATTGCGTATTGTTCTTCAAGGAACTTAACCATTGCTCTATTCTGTGGTAGCATGTCAGGTATATTCATGCTGTCGGCCTTATAAAGCTCTGTTGCAGCGTTATACACGTCCCACACGGTCGTTTTATTGGTGTTGTGGTAGTTAATAAGCAACAACTCAGTAAAGCGCGAAATTTGCGCCTGATTGAGAGGATAAACGATTGGCTCTTTGATAGCCTTGTTCAATGTGTCGCACTTTACTCGGATAGTTGTAAGCATGCCAATTAGCGTGAAAACCTGCTCGGCCGTGAGGTTTATGCTCTTCATGCGTTCCATGCGTTCTCTGTCGCTTACAATGATGTGGCGTGCATCAACGAGCCAAGACTTGATAACATCAAGTACATCTTGAATCGTTACCTTATCACCTCGTCCAGCACCTTTCTCGGCATACGTTGATATATAGTTGCTCGCATTGAGCATACATTGGTTATGGCATATCTTAACCATGTTACCAAATCCAGCTTGAATGCCTTTTTGGTGGAAAGCAATAGCGATGTTTGTAGTGTTCTCACTGTCATCAAAATCGCTTATTCTTATGTTTGCGAAAACTCGTCTAAGAATGTGTGCTTCTACTGCCTTATCTCCGTACTGAGCTTCTACCTGCGGAAGTAGCACAACACCAGGCTGAGCGCGGTCTTTGTTCTGTGCTGCAAATAAGTCGTACACTTCAACATTGAAGTGCTGCTCGTTGCACATGTTAATTACTTCGTTGAGCAACTGGAAGTGATAGATGCCTTTCAACGGATTGTTGTATACATCGTTTTCCTTGTGCGTGCGTTGTAATTGTTCCAACGTAATGGTTTGTACCTTCGCTTTTTCAAAGTCAAAAAACTTATTATCCATTGTGGTTGTAATTATGTTAGAGTTATAAAAATTGCGCTTAAAGTTATCGCCCAACCCAGTTTGAGTAAAGGTTTTTAAAGTCTCCACAGACCCATTTTCCGAACTTATGTGTTCACGGCTCTTTCTAATCTACTTTTTATAGCGGGTGTTGCAAAGAACCTGTTGAAGAATATTGAGTACCGCTTTCATACGTATGTTTGTAGGTGTGAGGGGAATCGAACCCCTCACGCTGCCTTGTCAGCTCACCCTCTAGCCCATTCCTCAAATACTTTGTGGTGGGTTGCTCTGATGAACAGCATATCGCAACTACCATCGTATAACCAACTATCACAGTGTGATATAAACTGACCTATCTCATTGTTGTTTGCTTGACATAGTTTCTTATATATAGATGTCCACATTGAAGATGCCTCTCTTGTTGTGAAATGTCCAGCTTTTATTGCATCATCGGTGCAATAGGCATGCATCAGAACAGTCTTCACATCCCCGTAGCCGTTTATAAAATCCCACTCGTCACCACTCCAAGAACCGTAGTTAATGGTATCTTTGAGTAACTGCTGTTCGTTTGCTGTGAGAACAGATACAACCTCTTGTACTTGATTTAATGTTCTATTCATTTTTGTTATTTGTTTTATTGTTTCCATTTTGAATAAATTTAAATCGTTTTTGTAATGTGTTTTGTAACAAGTTTAGTAACTTGTTTTAAAACACATTGCAAAAATACAAAGCAAATTGATATAATACAACATAAATCCAAAGAAAGTTTGGATATAATTGTATTTTTAATATTCATTAATATGTAATGTAATCCTATATCTCGCAAAATCGTAGATATGTTTATATTTGTCACATAAAATTGTACGTTAATTATGAATACAAGATTAGAACTTCTATACAAGTCAACTCAAGCGGAAAAGAATGTTTGTCGCGTTTTGGATAATCTCGGTATTGATTATATTCGTCAATACAAGATAAAAACACCGTGTAAAACCTACTATATAGATGTTTTTATTCCGTATTTGCGGCTTGCAATCGAAGTAGACGGTAAATACCATTATACAGACAAGCAAAAGCGATTAGACGCGAACAGAAGCGCATGCATACGCAAGCAAGGAATATCAATTTATAGGATAAGTAATAGGGATGCTGCCTACCCTAAAAAGGTTATCCAATTAATTAAACGATATAAAAAGGCGCAAAAACGCTGATTTTTCGCTTTTTGATTTTGAGATGCAAAATGCGAATGAATAAATTTGTTTCAAACAAATTTTTATTTCATGAAGAAAAAGCTAATCAATTTGTTGAAAACCTCATATTCTGATAAGGGTTTCAACGCAACCGAACTTGAGGGTATTGCCGACTTACTTATTACGAGCAACAACCTCAAAGATGAATCAACGGACGAAGAATTAAGTAACGCTGTTAGCGGTGCATCATCGTACGTTAATCTATTGCAAAAGGTTGGTAATCGTTATGCTTCACAAGTAGAAAGCAAGTATCAGGGTTACGTAAAGCCAGAACCGCCAGAACCTCCAAAAAAACCAATTGAAGAGCCAGCTACGCTAACCAAAGAACAAGTTGCTGAAATGCTAAGAACAGGTATCGAAGATGCGCTAAAGCCTTATAAAGAAGCAGAGACACAAAAGCGCCTTGATAGCGTTTTACGCTCACAAGACAAGTTAAAAAGCATTCCAGAAAAATTTGTCTCGCGATACAAACTTGATAAAGAAGAAAACGCTGAAACGTTAGCGACTCAGATTGAACAAGAGTACGCAGAAGAACGCAAAGCTATTCTTGAATCAATGGGCATTGCTGATATTCCTAACATTGGTATAGGAGGAACAGGTTCAGAAGACGATTTTGCCGCGAAAATGAAAGAAGCGCAACAAGCTCTTGCACCAAAAGAATAAACTTTGCATAGGCGCACTTATTATTAACACACACAAGAAAGCACGAAAAAACGATGATGTACAAAGAGAAAAGTCCTTCAAACATTCAAGAAGGTGTATGGGACGAAAAATCATGCGTTCGCAGACAATGTGGTTTCGTTGTAAATCAAGACAAGTTGCCGAAAGACTTAAAGTGGCTACCTAAGGGGGCGCCACTCGCATACGATGAAGCAACGGATAAAGTAAATGTTTGCAAAACTGCAAAGGTTTATGAAAACGCAGATAAATCGGCCGTATCGGTAAAGGTTTACAAAGGACACCTATTGAAAGTGAATGACACTATCGGTGGGTCAACTATTTCAGCAATTGATACCTCAAACGCAAATTTCGACACATTGACTGTTTCAGCGTTAGCTGAGAATGTTGACAAAGATACAGTTCTTGATGACGGTAATGCTGCAAAAGTTGTAGGCTTGAATTACGCGACAATTGAGCTTGATGGTCAACAGAGCTGCACTCCTACTTTGCAAGCATACGAAATCGAAGAAGGTACATTGCCATATCCATTGAACGATGCAATCAAGACAGCATTAACATGCCGTCACGCATTCAAACTTTAATCGTCTAACCACATAAAAAACAATTACCGAAAATGGATTCACTTATTAAAGAATTGGAAAGGCCGAAGAATTTCGATGTTTTTATCCAAGAACAAATGAAGAATTCCACTTATAAGGCAGAGTGGAAAGGCGAAATCAAGGACGTTGAATATAGTGCAGGCAAGGTCTATAAAGCACAATTAGCAGAATACGCAGCTGCCATGGTCGGTTCAGTAGTAGACAAGAATGCTGAAAAGCCAATACACCAAATGCCAACTGCAAAAGAGTTACTCGGTTCATTGAGCCGCATTGCAGATGAGTGGCAAATGGATAATGATAGACTTTCGCAGTTTTATTACCTTGAAGGCCGTTATCGCGAGAAGAAAGCAACTTTATCAGCGGAGCAGCGTTCAATCGAATATGCAAAGCTCGTTAAGTTTCTATTTAACCCATTTGAGAAGGCCGTTATCGCTCCACAGAAGCGTATTGATATGCTTTACTTCGAAGGCTTATTCAATGGAACGCAGACTGTTGATAAGACCAACAACAAGAAGTCTGCAGTATCATTTACATACGACATTGGGGTAAAGAAGTTCAAAGCAAAGGTGGCAGCATGGGGGAATGAAACATCAACTCCTATTGATGATATTCAAGCAATTACAGATTATCTCGGTGCAAAAGGAAAAACCGTGCTTAAAATGCGAATGAGCATTCGCACGTTCCGAAAGATGTGTCAAAGCAAGCAGATACGCGATACTTTTAAGTTGAAACTGGGCAAGGTTGATGTAATTCAGTCACGCGTTTCCTACAACGAAGTAAACGAATATCTATCAAGCATTCTTTTGCCTAACATCGTTATCGAAAAGGAACGTTATTGCACCTTACAAGACAACACAAGCGTCAACATGACAAAAGATGACCGTGTTGTATTTCAATGTGCAGAAACTATAGCCGTATTGAAGGCTTCTGACCAATTGGAAATGATTGACCCGATACCGAACAAATCTTATTCAACGTATGACGATAATCTCGTTGGTTTCTGGCGAAGCGACAAGGGTCGTTTCATTGACTATGAAATGTGGGCAAACCCTGTCTTTACAGGCAAGGAAGATTACGTAATTCTTGAAACTGATAAAACAAAATAGACATGACAAACATTGAAGCCGTTGCGGCAACTATAGAACCTTATAGCGTATCAGACGAAGCCATTCAAAAAGCGTTGATAGACGCGAGTGCTAAATTTGAATGCCCTTCCGATGCTGAATATTCATTGTCAGCAAAGAAAGGTGTTGCTCTGGCTTCAATGTTATGTTTATCTCGTCTTCGCGTTTTAGCCGCTGAAAATATTGGTGGAATATCACAAAGCTACAATGTAACGAAACTTGATAAGGCTATTAAAGCCATTGCGAAAGACGCTGGCATTTCAGCCGATTTGGTTGATGCAGACGATGAAGATGTAGTAACTTGTATATCAATTTAAACCATGAACCTCAGCGATAAAATACAACTTATACAAATAACCATTACCGAAGATGAACGATTAAATCCTATCGAAACAAGAACAATCGTTAATCTCGGCAAATGCGCTATCGTTCAAAATTCGTCAGCTGCAAAGGTGAAATCAAATGATGGCAAAGATTACATTTATTCTTATATCGTTTATTTGCGTAAACCAAAACGAATTGACTATATCCCAAAAGAAAACGATATTATTCGAATAACCAAAAAAGACGGTACGATAGATAAAGAATGTCGTGTCGTTGGATTTGTTACCTTGAAAAATTGGCTAAAGATATGGGTATAGAAGCATTCGGTTTTGATGAAATATTGAATAAATTGCAAAGCCAACAATCACAAGAACCACAACTTGATGAACGCGTATTGCGTGAGTTAAGTATTCTTGCCGAAGATTTATGTAAAGATGCGCGTGATAGATATAAGTCTCGTGATAGTGGAGGTTACGATGACCATACACGCAATTTACGCGGTAGCATAGGTTTTAGAATATCATTCAACGGGGAAACAGTTGCAAAAGGTGGTTTGGACGGCAGAGGAAGCGAAAAAGGCGAAGATGCAGCAAATTTGGCATTAGAAAGTTTTCCGCAAAGTAATTCTTTATGGGAAATCGTTATTGTTGCTGGAATGGAATACGCAAGATTTGTGGAAGCTAAAGGACACAACGTAATAACATTTCTACAGCAAGAATTAACAGATGCGGTTAACGAAGTAAAAGAAATGATTAAGAATAATGAATTATGAATGGATTAAAGGTAGTTGAAACATTGGCGGTTTATCTAAGAAAACATCTTGATTGTAAGGTGTTCAAGTTTGCGAAAACTGCAAACTATAAAGGTAAGCCTTATGTATGCATCAACTATCTTGCAATTCAATATGGCAAATGGGTAAATTCATGTATCGTTAACGTGAATGTTCATCAGCCAAACATGAGTAATGGGCAACCTGATACGATAGAGCTTTGCAACTTATCAGAGCAAATATCGCAATTAATCCCAAAAACGAATAATCAAACAGAAGATGATGCGCAAGAACTAAATCTTGAAGGTATTCGTTACGAGTTCGATAGCGATAGTAATTGTATGGAAGATGCCGATAATACATATTTCATTAATCTTAGAATTAAAGCAACTTTTTAAAAAGAAATACAATGGCAAACAAAACAGGCGCATGGGGTATTGAGAGTGTGAAATTTGCTACTCTTGTAAGTGACCCAACTGTTGCAGGCGGTAAAGTTGGAGAAAAGACGCTACAGGCAAAAAGTGCATTTCCAACTGAATGGTCGGCTTTTGTAATGAAGGCAATCGTTAAAGATTCACTATCATTCAACGACAACGCTCCCTCAACAAACAATATCGAAATTGAAGACAGTGACAATTATTACGCAACACTTCAAAGTGACGCGGGTACTGAAGGCTTTACCATTCAGACTTACGACATGAGTGAAGAGGCAGCAACATTCTTTTTCGGTTACAAAAAGAATAGCGAAACAGGCTATGTTGAAGAAGATGTAGACTTCAAGTTGCAAAATCAAGCAATTCAGATTGTAACAAAGAAGACATCTGAATTTCCCTCTCGTACTTTCGAGTGGGCAAACATGAAGCTTGTTGTTACGAAGTCTGGTACAATCGGCAAGAGCGGTTTCCCAAACATCAACATTGAATGTACGAAGCAAGCCGTTTTTGACGCTGTAACAGGCAAAGAAATGCCTTCAACGCGTTGGAAGTAATAGTTTTTAGTTAATATAGGATTAGTCCATGAGCGGCATATACGGTTTAGCCGTTGTATGCCGCTCTATTTTTTTTAATATGGAAGAAAAGAAAAGTACATCAGAAGTTATTAACGAGAAAGCCACATGGTGCTTATTCGGGTGGCTACCTTTTCGATTAAAACCTCTAACCTTATCTCAGATTTGGGAAATTGGGGAATTAGTACAAAAGTGTGATAAATTAGATTTGCAAGGCGAATTTTATGCAATAGAACGAATGCTCGCAGCCCATGGAGACTTAAAGCATTTACAAAATATTGTCGTAAAAGCGGTTTTCCGTAGCTCTATAGCGCGTTTTTTATTCGGGTGGTACATTCGTAAGCATACAACAATGAAAGTCTATAAACGCGTTATTTCATTTTGTGCAAAATTTTTCGATGCTCCCTTTTTTTTTCAGTCTTTGACTTTCCTAAGAGGTGCGAAGAAAGTGACGATGAATACTCACGAAGCACAAGTCCGTGGGGATTTATCGGAGGAATAATGAAATACTTTCGCATGAGTTACGATGAAATCGTATTCAAGCGGAGTTACATTAACCTCTTACTTCTTAATGCTGCGATACCAGGAATTAAGCCTTTTGACGAAAACGAAAACGACACAAGCAATACAAATACGAACGAAAACAAAAATAAGCCTTACACGTTAGATGATAACGGTAACGGATTTTTAACAAGTTTAATGTAATACGATATGGACGATATTTTAGGAATTAGAGCAACGATAGATGCATCAGAAGTTCAGCAAGGTGCAAATGATTTCGTGCAACAAATCACGAACATGAAGCAACAGACCGATACAGTTGTCCTCGCCCTGAATAATAGTATTAGTAGCGTATTACAACAAGTGTCTGAATTTGGACGAACTGCAAATGGAATGTCATTGTCTGAACTAAGCAATAGTTTGAGCGAGGCAAAAGCAAACTTTGTATCTTTAAGCGAAGATATTGCAAAACAAAAGCAAATTATTCAAGAAACTACATTTGAATTGCGCGATTTGCAGCAATCATACGCAGATGCGAAGTCTGAGGGTAAGAATATGGTTGCGCAAGATTTGCTACAACAAATAAAGACACATAAGCAAGGCATTCTAGGTGAACGTAGAGAATTAGCAAATTTAGTAAATTCTCAAAAACAAGCAAAAGAAAGCATTCAGCAGTTATCGCAAGCATACAAAGAAGCAAAAAATTCAAGCCCTTCTTTTGAAAAAGTAACACAAGGCGCACAGACGGCAGAAGAACGTATGAAAGCATTAAAAAACTCTTTTGATGCTTTCCAAGCGAGTGTTACCTTATCTCAGCAAGGCATTAATGAGTTAGGCGCACAAGGCGCACAAGCGCAAACACAAGGCGATGAAGGAAAAGCAACGATAACACGAACAATCGAAACTCGCTACACTAATGAAGGTGCGGAAGAAACTGCCGAAAAGACACAACTTGTAAAAGACAAGATTGATGAAGTTTCGACATCGTATGCTCGTAGCCTTGCAGCATCACAAACGGCATTCAATGAGCAAAAGAATCTTATTGGAAGTTTGGAAGGGCAAATCGCAAATTTGCAGCAAGTAATGATGCAAGCGGCAAAGTCTGGCGATATGGGAACCGCAACAGAAGCCGCAAAACAGATACAAGTCCTTGAAGGACAACTAACAACCGCAAAATCAAAGTTAGAAGAATTTCAAAAAAGCGCAGAAGATGCACAGAAAAAGCTAACTGATTTTGCGAACAAAACTCCCGAAATAGAACAACGATTGGAAAACCAAAGCACAGCATGGGGAAGACTGAAAGACCGCTTTTCAATGTTCGGTGATAGGTTTGGCAATTGGCTGAGAGGTGATGCTAATAAAGGCAAACAAGCTATATCGCAATTTACAGATATTATAGACGGAATGGGTATTCCACTCACTAAATCCATAAAAGGTTTTAGTGCTATGACTAAATCTGCAATAGGATTTATTGCAACACCATTGGGCGTGGTATTAGCAGCAATCGTCTTTGTATTAAAAAGCGTGTATACGTATCTTAACAAGAGTGCTGAAGGACAAAAAATACTTGCTAAAGTTTCAGCGTTCTTGGGAAGTATTATGCAATCTGTTACAGATATTGTTATTGCATTCGGTAAGTACTTCTTTAAGGTATTTACAGGAGCAAACACTATAACCAACGAGTTCACGACAAATTTTGTAAAAACCTTCAAAAGTGCATTCAGTGCAGTAAAAAATCTTACAGTCGGTTTTGGTACTATTTTTAAGGGTGTATGGCAAATCATAACAGGTGAAATTAAAGAAGGCTGGACATCTATAACAAGTGGTATATCGCAGATGGGGACAGGTGTTAAAGATAGTATTTCTTCTATAACGAATACCATAAAAACACAGATTTCTGCCGCAAAATTAGGTGCTAAAATAATCTATGGACTTTTTTCTGATAAAGAATTATCGAAAGATCTATCAAATGCTTTTGGCAATATAGGTAAAAATGCAATGGCTGCAGCCGAAGGTGCAACTGAAAATTTGAAATTGTCAAAAGAAGCCGATGAAGCGAAAGAGCGCGGTCTACAGATTGACACCAAGGTTAATGATTTAAAGAATAAAGCACGTCAAACAACTGGAAAAGAAAAAGATGACTTGCTTAAACAAGCTAAGATACTGCAACAACAGAAATACTATGGCCGTGATATTTTAGACCAAAAGACAGGGCAAATAAAGCACGAGAATGGTATATATGATGTGCAGAAAAAGCAATACGATAATCTTAAAAGGATTAACGGATTACACGTTAGAAATCTTTCGGCCTTGAAGGCTGAAAGACAAGCGCGTATGGGACTTGCACAAACACAAGCACAAAGTATTGCATCAATGAGTATGCTTGTACGCATGGAAGCAGCAAATTTGCGTTCGATGAAAGCTGCTGAAAAATCAGCGGCTAAAAAAGCAGCTGCAGACGCAAAAAGAAAAGTGAATCAATATAATAAGATTTCATCAGCAGAGCAAAAAGTTTACGATACTTACGATACTAACAATCAAGAAAGAACAAATGCCGCGGTTAGCGTAGAAGAAAAAATCATAAAGGCTAAAATTGCGGCAATGCGTGATGGCTATGCTCGTACTCGTGCTGAAAGAGAACAACAAAACGAAGATGAACTGCAACAAATCGAAAAACAAAGAGAAGCAGCGATAAAGGCCGAAAAGAAGCGTCAACGTTCCGAATTTGATGCAATACAAGCTCTTGTTAAGAGTAAGGGCGGCAAGGCTCAAAAATGGGACGAAACAATGGTTGATAGCAAAGCGATTGATGATATAAACAGTCGTTTTGACCAATTATCAATCTTTACTTCTCAGAAGCAACAACGCACAGACCGCGATGAATTATCAAGTGAATACGACAAGCAAGCAGCCGAAAAAGGTAACAGAATAAACAAATTACTAAACGATATTGAGCGCATTGATGAACTAATAAAGAAATCTGACAATGAAGCCGATAAGGCTGAATTAAATAAGTTGAAGAGTCGTGTTCAAGCGCAACTTGATTGGGTTAGACAATCAAAAGATGCATGGAATGACTATGTGCAAAAATATGGCTCATTCCAAGAAAAGGTTGCTGCAATCAATGAAAAATTTGAGCATGATACTATCAATTTATCTGATGAAGACCCACTTAAAATGCGTCTTGAACGCGAGCGTGATGCAGCCATTCAGACATTGGAAGCCGCAGAAAAATTGAAGGCTTTCGATTGGATGAGTGCTTTCGGCAATCTTAGCAAATTAAGTAGTGATACACTTGAACGCGTAAAAGAACAATTAAAAGAAATCCTTGATACTGATAATAAACTCAGTGTAAGTGATAAATCTAAATTAGTTGATAAATATACCCAAGTTCAAGAACAACTTGATAAAAATAAAACATCTTGGGTAGGTGGTGCAGTTGGAACGTTATGGAATAATAATCTTGAGAAAAAAAGATTAAGACAAAATTACGAAGAGAAAAAAGGAATATATGATGACGCTGTTTTAAAGAACGAAGAAGCGCAACACAACAAAAAAATAGCAGACAAAAACCTTGATAATCGAAGAACGAACCTGAATGACTATCTTAAATTGCAAGGTAGTAAGATGAATGCGAACGATTTGAAAGGAATGGACGAACAACAAGCCTTGCAAGTTCTGCAACAAAGTGGTGTTGATACTTCTAAGTTCGGAGATAGCTTTGGTTCTTTATTTAAAGGATTTACGGGGGCAAGTGATGCTGCTGCACAAGCATCAGCACAAGCAAGTCAAGCAGCCAGTGCAATGCAAAATGCTGGACAAGGGTTGCAAGGAGCTAAAGCTGCAATTGGCAAAAGTGTCGTTCCGACAAATGCTATTATTAAGGGGGTAAATCAGAATGTACAATCTCTTAATGATTTAACGAAAAAATATGTCGGAAGCAATACACAATTTGCTAAAGGCATGGAGAAATTTGCGGAAAGTTCGCAAGAAGCTACTGCTGCATTCGATTCACTTAAAAGTGGCGATTTCTTTGGCGTAATCTTACATCTTAGTAATGCTTTTGAATCTCTTGCGCAAAGTATTGGCGGTTTCTTCGGATATGATGATGGTATTGCAGCATGGAAAAAAGAATTAGACCATTACAATAGACTTTCAGGTATATGGGACGACCTTATCAGTAAGAAGAGCGAATATGTTAATATGTCGTTCGGAAATAGCGCGTTAGAAGCAATTGAACAAGTCGAAAGCCTATATAAATCGGAAGAAACGAGTGCTAAAAAATTGATGCAAACATACCTTAAAATCCGCGAGATTGGCCATCATTCAAACAGTTATAAAAATAACAAAGCAATAAGAAAAGCTGGAGGTTATGATGAATGGTCTCGTTTGGCAGGTGTGAGCATAACGCAAGCAAAGGATTTTTACTTAAGAGATTATTCGTACGAAGAATTGCTTGCTCTTAAAGGCGCAAAAAATGGCGAGTTTTGGGGGAGCATGGATAAAGATATGCAAAGCTATCTTGAAACATTGCTTGAATGCAAGAAGAACACGGAAGATTTCCAACAAACGACACTTGAAAAGTTGACAGGTATAAAGTTTGATGATATGTACCAGAACTTTATGTCAGCATTAAGTGATATGAGCAAAGGCGCAGATGATTTTGTCAATGATTTTAAAAACAACATGTTGAAAGCATTGATTGAAAATCAAATGGGCGATGAAGTTAAGAAATGGACTGAAGATTTCGTTAATCGCTATCAAGCAGCCGTTAAATCTGACGGTGGAAAGATTAGTGAAACACACGCACAGCAATTCAGACAAGAAATATCAGAAGCAAGCAATAATTTTTTCCATAAGCGTCAAGATTTAGCAAATTCTATTGGTCAAGGAAACGCGGCAAGTAGCGGAGAACAGAAAAAAGGCTTTGCTACTGCAAGTGAAGAAAGTATTGAGGAACTCAGCGGACGTGCATTAGCACAGACGGAAGCTCTATACAGCATTCATGAGCAACAACTATTAGATACAGCAAAACTTGACAATGTAAACAATTCAATGTTAATGCTTATCAGTATCGAAACGCAAAGAAACAATTGGTACGATGAATCAATTAATATTCAGAAGACCTCGGTTACTCATCTTGCTAACATTGAGAAGAATACGAATGAATTGTTTGTTATTAGTGAACGCTTGCAAAAGATAGAAAAGAACACGAGAAATATATAATAACAATGGTAGGACAGGCAACAATAAATAATAACGATTTATTTCTGTGCTATGGAGCAAGTCTTGTAAAAGGAGCGTATAAAACGCTCTTGCAAGGCCTGCAAGCAAAGGAAATAGTTAAGAACACAAGTAGGATTGAACATGGCGATAGAGTTGTTATAACAGAAGACTATCCAATAAAGATTGCATCTCGCGAATTGTCTTTATCCTTCGTAATTGAGGGGAAAACACGTTCAGAAATGTTGTCTAATCGGAAATCATTTCTGAATGATTTAATATCATCGACAATTATAAAGTTCAATGCAAATAAATTAGGATTAGGCTTTAAGTTTGTATTTAGAGAGGTAACAGAAATTGTTGACTACACTAATAACAAATTTAGCACGATACAAATAAAGTTCTATGAACCCAACCCACAAGACAGGATTAACTTATGAACATATCAATCTATAATGCTAATAACGAGTTACTTTATGATATGCCCTCCATTTATGAAGGGTGTATCGAAAAGTGCGAGTTGATGAAAGAAGATAGTATAACGTTAAAATTCTCGCTTGTTACCCCCATTTATTTTCCAATTGGTTCTTTCGCGAAATGGAGAGGAAAGAAGTATGTCGTAACAACAATTCAGAATCCTACCTATAACGAAAAGACAGGTGGTTATGATTATGAATTAAAGCTTGATGCTTATTACTATGCGTGGAAATTGCGTATCTATAAATATAAGCCAGAATCAGACACATTGAATACGCGCGAAACAAATTTCTCGCTAACTGCAAATCTTGAATGGCAAGTAAAGTGTTTGTTACGATGTTTGAAAATTGAAGGTTTTACATTTAATAATGATACTGATTTCACTTATTTAATTGATGATGGACTTGATGAAGTAAAAACATTGAGCTACAATTCAACTAACTACATTGATGCACTTAATCAAATTGCGAAAGAATGGGATACTGAATGGTGGGTAACTGATAATTTTGTGCATTTCGGTAAATGTCAAGATGCAGAAGAAACGAATGTAGATTTTATCCTTGGGAAGAATGTCGTAAATATGACATCTTCTAAAAGTGAAGGCGAACATGCTACTCGCGTGTACGCCTTTGGCTCGTCACGTAATATGCCTTCTAACTGGAATAAAGGTGAAGCAGAGTTTAATGTTGTAAGCGTTGATAAAGAAAATAAAACATTCAAGTTCGATAAAGATATTTATTCGGATTATTTTGAAGATTACGAAAAGACAAAGGTCTTCGATTATGAAAGAATAGAATTTAGTCCAGTAAGAAAACTGATTGACACTAAAAAAAATAAGTATGATTTCATACAGATAAAATCTAATATATTTGAGCTTGATGTAAACGAATACAAGTTGGGTGACAAGTTATACGCACTTGATGATTACGGCAACAAGGGTAGATTTGCAATACGTGTATTATGCGAAAGAAACGGCTATAATCAAGTGCCTACAATTAACGGAATAGGAGCAACTATTTATTTATATCATCAAGAAAGTGACGGCAAATATTATAAGTCTACAATTAAATATGAAAAGATATTGATTGACCCTAAAGGAACATATCGAAATGCTATTGTATATATTCCTTTCGATAAATTGGATATAACAAAGAAACAAAAGTGTTACATCTTAATTGATTTAGTGTTTTTGTATTCAGATGACTACAAAGGTGAAATTACAGTCTCTGAAGGTACAAAATTGTGTATCAGAACAAGTGCTGAATACTACAAGATACATTCTTTACTTGCAAACGTTAATGCAAATGGTATTGAAAGTGCAAGTGATTCGGCAATATTCTCAACAAAGGTAGGTGAATTTAATTTTAGGTGGGAAGACAGTGAAACAGCATTGCCTAAGCAAGGCGATAAGTATCGCATCAAAAACCTTATAACAAACAAATTGCCTTCATGGTGGTTTAAAGCAAACAGTCAAAATGCCGAAACCATTAAACAAATGTCAGAAACTCATTTGCCACTTGCAAGTCCAGGGTATATTGATATAGAAACACCGAAAAACGATGCTGAAATTGTTGAAAAAGTTCTTGTTTTCGATGATATATATCCACGGACAAAAACAACTATTACGAAAGTAAATGACAAGCTGCAAAACGTAATGAGTGATGACGGTAAGACACCAACAGGAGAAAAATACACTGAGTACTACATTCAGACCTCAGATTTCACGTTTAACGAAGAATGGCAGCTACCAAACGGAGAAAATATGAAGATTAAATTTCAATCGGGAGCACTCACTGGCCTCACTTTTGAAACAGAATATAATTCAAGCGAAACACCTCCTGAAAAAGATAATACGAATGTCGTTGAGCATACATATTTTCGCATTCTAAGACAACAATTTGATGGTGGCTTGATGTTACCCAATGGGGCAATGCACCCAAAGGTTGGTGATAAATTTATTCTGACAGGTTGGGATGTTACGCGACTTGACGAAAGGCTTATAAAGAATGCACAAGATGAGCTTGCAAAGGAAACTGCAAAAGAATTAAAGAGAATGGCAATAGACCCGAATACGTATGAATGTACGCTATTCAGTGATATTGCATACGGAAGGAATATTGAAACGTTTATTGTTGATGAGAATGGTTTTCACCTAATAGACAAAGACGGAAACGAAATAACCACAGATAACAGCGGAAAAGAACTTAATCCTGATATGACATGGGATTTTGACCTTGGAAGACGGATAACGTTATATAATGGTGCTTTCTTTCGTTCTGGTAAACGTGCATCACGTGTTATTGGTTACGAAAAGAAAATGGATATACCTTTCGATAGTCCTATCTACAAAGTTGGTGAGAAGGCCGAATATTCTCGCATTGGAGATTTAGAAAAGCAAATTAGTGGGACATCTCCTACGATAGGAACACAAGGATTGCAGTATCTTGGACAGACAACAAGTGGAGGAGGTTCTGTATATCTAATCAAGAGACAAGATAAAACAGAAGCAAGTGATTCGAATACTTATTCTGCATTGAGAGCGCAATTTGAATTTCTGTCAAAACAGAAAGACCAAAATGCTTTCGGTAATATAAACTTCCTGTCTGGGATTAGTGCTAAAGGTTCTAATAACGGAACTGCAACAGCAGCGGACGGAATTTGCGAATATTATTAAAATAAAAATATGGCAAGACTTTTATCAACATGGTTTGACGGATTTATAGGCTCGGCAAAAGCAACAGGTAATTTTGTGCTGAATGCCCTCGGCAAAAAAGTGCCAGAAATGGCTGAACACTATATGTCCGATTTTGGTGGGTATGGTTGGAAAATGCAAGAAGACGCGAATGGAAAATATATCCTTGAATTGGATAGTTTGAAAATTCGTGAGAGCCTTATTGCACATGAACTAATTATAGACCAAATACGTGCTATCTGTGGCTCATTAGGCATCAGCCAAGCGTGCGGTAAGGTAAAGGAAGTGCAATCAGATAGTACTAATTACTACCTTATCATGGAGGGCGAAGAAACGCATGGATATGGCGGCTTTGCAGCGAAAGATTTTATCCGTTGTCAACGTTGGACTGGCAATGGGCTAAAAGGTTATTGGGTTAAGGTTAATTTTTTGGGAGATAATGGAAATGGACATCAAAATGTTTTAGCTATAAGCAAATCTGAATTTAAAGGTGTTATCAATCAAGACAACGGCACGAAAGCAGACAATGTAAGCGAAAGCACATCTTCTATGTCGTTACCTTCGGCTGGAGATGAAATCGTGCAGTATGGTAACGAAATAGATAAAACGCGACAAAGCGCAATCTACATTCATGCTAACGGAAATGGGCAACCTGCCCTTGATATTCTTACAGGCATTCATACTAAGTCTTTTGACGGTTGTTTAGCTTGTCGCCTTGGTGGAGACTTACCAAATGGTGGCTTCGGCCTATATAGCAAGAATGGCCGTGTAATGTCGCAATCGGAAAAAGGTGAAGTGCATTACACTCTTAACCCTGACGGCACATTTGAACTGGGTAAGGGCGCGATTTCCTATGACGGCAAAGGAACAGTGACTATAGGTAGCAATGTCGTTATCAAATGGGGCGCACAGAGCCAAACGACCTACAAATGGGCCGTTAGTGACAATGGAGTTACCGCCCCGAATAGTGGCTGGGACAGTACGTTCCCAACCAACATTGCGCAAGGCAAGTACATTTGGAAGCGCACATTCTATCCAGACGGCACTGAAACTACGGAACTGATTGGCTTCGTAGGTAAAGACGGAAAGATACCAACATTCACGTACGAATACGCTACAGGCACATCGGGAACGACAGCACCTACTAAAGATTGGAGCAGTACGTTTCCAACAAATGTTACACAAGGTATGTACATTTGGAAACGCACAAAAGATAGTGACGGAAAAGTCGTGGCTACAGAATTGATTGGTTATGTTGGCGAAGACGGAAAAACCCCTACTTATACATACAAATATGCTACGAACACATCAAGTACACAACAACCGAGTAGGGGTTGGAGTAACACTTTCCCAACAAACATTGAGAAGGGAACGTACATTTGGAGACAGACATTGAATAGTAGTGGAGAAGTAGTTATTACAGAATTGATTGGTTATGTTGGCGAGGACGGAAAGATACCTACTTATACATACAAATATGCTACAAGCACTTCTGATACTATTGAGCCAAATGGAACATGGAGTGATATGTTCCCAACTAATATTCCAAAAGGTTCGTACGTTTGGAGAAAAACGATTGATAAAAATGGAAACATTATCGCAACAGAAGTTATCTATTACAAAAGTTTAGACGGAATACAAGGCCCTCGCGGCCCACAAGGCGATGACGGAGCTGCCTATTACATTCTCGCTCCCGTTGGGTCAATATCGCGAACACAAAAAGGCGATGCGACACCCTCTTATAGCCAAAAGACGATTACCGTTGAAGCCTACCGAACGCAAGGATTAAAATCTACGAAGTTTACAGGAGGTGTAATGAGGTGGGCCGTATATGGATCTGACGGCACTACTATTGCACAAGCAGGTACTGGTGACACCGTAACACTCGTAGCAACCAGCGCAACACGAATAGAGTTTAAACTATACGTCAGCGAAGTCGAAGTAGCACAAAAAACTATTCCTGTCGTTTGGAATGGTAAGGACGGTACGAACGGAAAAGACGGAGCTGACGGGACAAGCCTGCATAACAACTTACTCGTACATACCGACTTTGCTCCAAAGGCGGAGAACTATGCTGGCACGTGGCTCAATTTCCGCTCATCGCTCGCCACGATTAGCGGCACGCTGAATGAGGGAGCAGCGGTGGGCGATACGGATATGCTCTCTGCTTCGGTATCAACACAGACGGACATGTTCCGATATGATGTAACAAAGTTGCTCAGCCCTCAGACGTGGTACGTTATAGGCATTACAATGCGTGGCTCTGGTATTGCTACCGTATATTGTTATCCCGACACTAACGAACAAACGATTTACGTTGACGGAGACGCAAAAGGCTCTCCAAGTGACGCAAGAGTCGCATTTGCGTTGACCTCAACGTGGAGACGTCATTACATCGCATTCTGCACGAAGTCAAGCCTTAGCGGTACAAAGTATGTACTTGTACGATTGTCAAGTGGCGCGCAAGCAGACATCTCAATGGTCACATTGGGTAGACCATACGGAGGTGGCTCAGCATTAACCGCTGACGGCTACATTCAGAATGATGCGCAGCTTATTCGCATGGCTACACCTTCCAACATGGAAACGTTCTGTGGTATCAACTCTTTGTGTGCATGGCGAAGCAGTGAACGCGATTTTGACTTCTATTCGCAATCGTTAGGCTCAACAATCATGTCGGGACAATGGTACACACTCTCTTTCTACGCACGTGGATCGGGTAGTCTCAACACATACGTATATGATTATGGAGGACGCGTCTTGTCTGATGCAAGCGCAGATATGCCAATGGCTGACGGAGTGAAGGAAACTGCATTTAAGAATGACGGAAGCCATACATGGGAGCTAACCGCAGAATGGGTGCGACACATCTACACATTCCGCGTCCGCACGGACGGCACTTACTCCTCACCTATATTGCTATTCAGAGCAACAATAGGCACAAGCGGTGACTTCATTGCTATCAATCAAGTAAAGCTCGAAGTGGGCAAAACCGCTTCCGATTGGTGCTTAAACGAAATGGACAAAAAAGCCGTCTCTTTGCCCGACTGGATGAAAGCCTTCAACGGTTACACCATGAGCGGTGACAATTACATCGCAAGTGGTAACGCGTTCTTCGGCAAGAAAGAAGAGATTGACAACACTTATACAGGGTGCTTTATGTCGTCCAACGGATTGCAGATAGGTGGCAATACAGTCGTAGGTCTGTACGCATTAGACCACAACATACTGAAAGTCGCAATCGACCCCGTACACCAACAATACTACTTCAAAGGCAAAGTATATGCCGATGAAGGCGTCTTTAAAGGCACAATATATGCTGACCAAGGTGTATTTAACGGCATTACAACGGGTATGCAGCTTAACTCGGTAACGGTAATTAACACGAGTAATTGGGCTGACTACCTTGAATTAAGGGTTAAAAGTACATCGGGGCTGGGAACTATTAAATACAATAAATATGCTTACCCTATAATCCCCAATTTATCAAGCATCATCTATGTCAATAGTTTGCCCGAAACGGTAACTGAAACAGACGGAAATAACAAGACTTCAAAATATTACAAATATTGGCAATTACCACCTTACGGAGATAGCGATGAAGAAATCCAACAAGCTCTTTCGCTTGTCGGCTGCAAGCTTATTATTTATAACAACATGACAGACACTGATAGTCTCGGCAAAGAATTTAAATTATACGGCCGCTTTTCCAAAAAAGGTGAAACAGACTTCACGACCTATTTAAATTTAGGCAAAGGCATGATTATACTTACTATGTGTGTCGGCTCAAACGGACAATTCTATTGGCAATATAACGGTGCTTTATTTAATATAAAGATCAATTGTACGCTAAAGCCTGGTAATGGGTGGCAGATACAGACAGATAATATTATCAAACCACCAATTTACCCAAAACCACTTGCCGAATGATAAAAAAGCGCACCCGAAGGCGCGCCATAAATTACAACCATTACAAACCTACAAAAAACAAATAACATGGCAACAAAAAAACTCTCAGAAGCATTAGCCGAGTTGCAAGCAGCAGCGAGCGTCAGCGGATTGGACGTGCGATTAGTCGTTGCTGGGCAGACCGACACAGACAATGCTCAAACTATCACGCTACAACAATTGCTCACGGCATTGAATGTACCCACTGCACAGAGTGGTACGCAAGGAACAACTAAGAACTACATTTATTCTACTGGTACTGATGCTGATAAAAACTGTGTTGCGTCATGTAACTGGTGGATTTATTCAGAAAATGGTAGAATATATGTTCGTTGGAAAAGATGGGGCGCTGATAATAATACTCATTATGACCATGATAATGAAGCACATCAAACTTCACAATATATGATACCATATATGGGTAGTGACGGTGGCGCATGTTATCAAGACGGACTTTTACCGTGGCAATGGGGACAACGAATGAAAGACTGTGGAGTAAACTTTAGATTCATTCGAGAGGAGCTAAGTACAGCAGAATATGTTAATTTACGCTATCTGAATTTTGCAAATGGTGGAGCGTATGATACACCAATTTCTAAGGCAACAACTGCTAAGGCTGGGGTGATAACTGCACAAGATAAGACTAAGCTTGATAATTTAACTGCTTATGCGCGTGACCTTGGGAACTTTGAGTCAGAGGAAGCAGCTCTTAATGCACTTAAAGATATTGAAATATCAAGCAACTCTAATATTGTACACGTACATTGCACGTATGCTGATGGTGCGATGAGCATTACAATGATGCAAAATGTTGAAAATGATTATACAAGACAAATAATTTTCAACAAATCAAAGGTTTTTCAACGTGCTGTTTATTTCACTGATGGCACTCGCCAAGAAATCAGCTATGCAGAAGATTGGAGTTGTCTCTTTGGTGATAGATTACAATGGGATAGCGGAGAAAATAAATATGTATTACGCCAATTCGATTTGTCGTTCAATAAGGAACATACAGACCCTATACCCACCGCAACTGCAAACAATGATGGCTTAATGTCTGCTGCCGACAAACAACTTTTAGACCAAATTAAAACGAAACTTGGCTTATGACAAACCCAATCAGCACAAGCAATGCTAACCCATTAGTCACCACAAGCGGAGCTATTATAGGTGGCACGTTCTATGCCGAATTGATACAAGTACTATTCGACCTGCGATGGCTTGTACTCTTTATAGTAGTGCTTGTTTTTACAGATTTTTGGTCGGGTTTAACTGCAAGCGTAAAAATTAAAAAACAAGACTTTCGCTTAAGTCGTGCATTGCGAAGAACTATCACAAAGTTCTTGGAGTACATTAATTTTATCATCTTCGGGCTGCTTCTCGCCAAAGCAATACTTGAACCTTTTGGCATAGGCACAGACATAACAGGTGGCGCAATAGGAGCATCAGCAGCATTGCTCATCGAATTTGATTCAATATATGGGCATATTTGCGACATACACGGCATTAAGAGTAGGTTTAGCCTAAAACGCATGTTCGTTGCTTACATTAAACGAAAAAATGAAGATGTAGGCGAAGCAGTTGAAGAAGGAATGAAAGAATAAAAAATAAGGCATACAATAAAAATAAAAACAAATGGCAGACTACCGAAAATTAATACCCTTTATCCTTAAATTTGAGGGAGGGTTCGTAAACGACCCTGCAGATAGCGGAGGTCCAACAAACAAGGGTGTAACCCTTAACACATTCCGCAGCGTATATGGCCGAACAAAAACAATCAACGACCTAAAGCACATGACCGACAACGAGTGGCGACACATATTCAAGTCACTCTATTGGGACAAATGCAAAGCTGACGATATAGCAGACCAAAGCATAGCCAACCTATTAGTAGATTGGGCTTACAATAGCGGAACATCGTTAGCAATACGGCATATACAACGCATAGTAGGTGTTAATGCAGATGGCATCATGGGTAATATAACATTATCAGCCATCAACAGACACTCTCCACTACCCTTATTTGGCGCGTTGAAGAAAGACCGCATAGCCTTTTTTAATGTAACCGCCCAAAAAAATCCGCGTAAGAAGAAGTTCTTGAAAGGGTGGCTAAATCGGGTGAACCACTTTGCGTATGGCAAGTTCGTATAAAACAAAACTGCCACACGGCAAACTCGTGCAGCAGTAAGGTGTTCTAATAAATCTTTGCTTATGGTGGCTAATGTTTGCAGCCTATCAGAATTGTACAGATTTCAGATGGTCAACAAACTTGTTTAATCCTTGCTGGATAATATACAACTGCTTGTCTGATGCTGATGCAAGTCCTTGCTTGTATTTGCGCATTAAAGAGGGGTTAAGCCCAACAAAACGAGCAAATTCAGAGGCGTTGATAAAGGGAAATGCAAGAAAGAATGCTGTCAAATCGTATGTAAACGATATTTCTGCATTTTTCCAATCTGGATATTTCCCGTGTTTCTCAAAGAAGTAATCAACTTGCTCTTTGAAAACATCGTTAAAATCTTCCCTTGCTTCTGATTCGGTTTTGCCATAGCCAAGCAGCCAGGGCATTTCCCGAACACAGATGGCAAATCCGCCATCTTGTCCGCGTTCAATAACAGCATTAAGTTTCATATTACTTGGCATTTTTGGGTTATTCAAATAGAAAGAACCGCTCCACTTAATATGGAGCGGAGAACCATGGTTCTTTTACTTCTTAGGTTGTTTCAACCCAGCCGCCCTCAAAATAGAATTTAGTGTGCCAGTAGGCACTTCTGCTGATTTATGACGGCCAACGGGTATGAAAAAGTCAAAATCGGAATGAACATATTTGAAATGTCGCGAACCTTTTTTGATTTTCCAACCATTGGATTCTAACAACCTATACAACTCTGAAAATTTTACCATCGCTGATTTATTATTAGAACAATGCAAAGGTAACGATTATGTTCCAAGTAACAAAATATATTCTGTAAAAAATGAATAGAATTTGTAGTTTTCTTCTTGTCATTTTCTGTGCAGTTGTCTTGCACAGCAGTTGCGCGCGCAAGGTGGTGCAGAGCATGGAGCGAACGAGTGATACACTCATCATCCACCATAGCGACACGCTACAAGTGTATGACACCATCAAGGTTATTTCCAAAATGGAAACAACCGACAGCGTAACAGACAACATGGTTACATACGTTGTGGTAGACACCACAGGGCGAATGCTGACAAAATATGTGTACCGAGACAGGAAAGTGTATCATAATAAGGACGCGCTGAGCGCGAATAGCCATGCGAGCAACGTTCAGCGTGTACGCAATAGCAAAGAAAAGCAAACAACGATAAGTACAGAACAAAAGAAAGTCGCTGAAACGACTGCATTGTATGAAGCACAAAAGTTTGCTTTTTACACTATCATGACGGTTGCAATAATTGCAATCATCTATTATTACATATACAAGAAACGTAAGTGATTTTATTGTGTTTGAGTTGGCAAGCGAGGAACCGTGTGAGGTATCCTCTGCTTGCCTTTGTCTTTTAACCAATAAAATCCCATAAAATGAAACAACTTGAAGAAATATATAACAGAATGGTTGAAGCCACCTTAGAAGCGAGTGAATTAACGTTTGAGCAGCTTGCAATATCACGAACAGAAAGATGTGTTACGGCACGTGTTGTAATGATAGATACACTCATAGATATAGGCTTTACAGAAACGGATATTGCAGCCGTTAGCGGAATGAGTCAGCAGCGAGTAAATTCACTTAAGAATAGTGCAAGGTATAGGCTTAAGGGGCTTGCTGCACGGGTGATGAGGGAGGAAATGAAGAAGCGTCTGGTTACGCAATAGCGGAAAATAATCGGTGAGAATATGGCAGACTGATTTTTACAAATAACTCACAAACAACAAACAAAACTAACAAGCAACTCACAAGCAACTTGTCACAATCTTTGCGGTATCGGGGGATATTCCCCGACCGACTTAATACATTTATAATTATGGACAATGTAGAGAAAGTAATCTGTTGCGACAGAGGGAACAACGATGCCCTTGCCTATGCAGCAATGGCGAACAAAAACAATGACCCTCTTGCAATGGCAGCTATGATGAATGGTGGTTTGGGTGGCGCGAACCAATGGCTTAACAATCCATTCTTGTACCTTATCTTCCTTGCTATGTTTGGTGGCAATGGCTTCGGGTTCGGCAACCGCAATGGTCTGCAAGATGCGGAGATACAGGGCCAAATACAATCTTTGCGCTCACAGATGGCCGACAACCACAACTCCGACTTGCTGATGCAGGCTATCAAGGGTAATAACGATGCCTTGACTACGCTTGGTGCAAACCTTAATTGTGACTTTAACCAGTTGCAGCAAGGCGTGTGCGCAGTACGTTCAGCCATTGAACAAGTTGCGGGTCAAGTAGGTTTCTCAGCTGAGCGAGTTATTAACGCAGCCGACAAAGGAAACGCAGCTGTAATTCAAGCAATTCAGAATTGTTGCTGCAACACACAGAATGGTATCACCAAGATGGGCTACGAGAACCAGCTCGCAATACAAGGACAGACCAACGCCTTGCAGCAGAGCCTTAATTTCGTAAACTCATCGGTGGAGCGTGGATTTAGCTCTGTAGGCTATCAGATGTCGCAGGACAAGTGCGATGTGATTCGCGCTGGACAGGACAACACTCAGCGCATAATTGACGCCCTTAACAACCATTGGTATGCCGACATTGACCGCAAATATCAAGATGCGAGATTGGAACTCTCTCAGCAGAACCAAACTGCCGCACTGATTGCTGCTTTGGGCAAGACTACGACTGCAACAACATGAGGAGGTGTTTCCAGAAAGGAAATAATCACTAATGACCATTCTATTGACGCCAACGAAAAGGTTGACAACAATAGCTTTTTCGCGAGGTCGCGGAAAAGGTCGAAATAGAAGTAATAACAAGCACGTGGGGAGGTGATTGCCCCACGTGCTACTAATAAGTTAAAATCATGCTATTCAAAGACATAAAGACTGGCTACCCGATTTACTTCCTTGACAAGGAGAAAACAAGGTACTATCAAGGCAAAGCCGTGAGTGTTGCAGTTCCGCGTTACGACAATAACCAAGCCAAGGCTTTCGGTGCGCAGCCTACTGGTCTTGTTGTGGATATAACCATTGAGGCAGATGGTGCAACCAAGACATACACAATTCCCGAAACTGCATCAATAACGTATGCTGGGCATCTTGTGTTGTCAACTGACAAAGACGGAATACTAAGAGAGGTGGAAGCACTTAAAGCTGCAAGCGAGGAGGCATTGTCACAAGTTGAGATACACAAGCAAACGGTGATAAATTGTAACCAGTTGTTGGAGGATCTTAATCCTGCTTTTGCCGAAAAACGGGCGCAAGACAAGCGGATTGAGGGAATTGAGAACGAGGTAAAGAGCCTTGGCGCTGTCCTTCGTGATTTTATCAACGAATTTAAAAAATGATGATTATGGGAAGATTGTATATTGTATTTTGCAAGGGTGGTGGCAAGTGCAAGCACTTCGACAAGGAGAGTGCAGAAAAGGCGGTAAGCCGCATATACTACACGACTAAGGACGGTACAGAACATCACGGGCCGCATTGGAGCATGGAGCAGGTTCTTGAAGCAACGAAGGGGTTGCAGTTCAAGCCTTGTGTGACGGATTACGACAAGTATGTAGCGTTTAACGCTGCTTATGCCGACTTGTGCAAGACGTTGACAACAGACCTAATTATAGAAACAGGTCATGCGTTTTTCTTCGAGGACGAAGATGCGCCTTGCAACAAGATATGGCGGTATATGAAGAGTTTTGAATAAAAAAAGCGTGACACATCGTCACGCTTTTTGCTATAATCCGAGTCGCTTGATTAGGTAGTCACCTACTGCAAGATTTTGCTCTTTTGCAGAGGTTTTTATTTTGTCTACTGCCTTTTGCGGCATTCTGCAGTATAAGACTGCATCACCGACTTTTTTGCGACCTGCGTTTGTGCGTTTGCCGCCCCAGTTGTTTTTATTCATAGATTATTCATGTTTTTTTTATATCATCAATTTTAAATACCCAGAAGGACACCAATGTGTTCCATACTTCGCATCAATGCTTGATAAGTATTTTTCGATGTATATCATACAACTTGTGTAAATTATGCTTATATTTGCGCTGTCAACCCTGATAGGGTTGTGGATTGAAACGCTCTTATGAGCATAATTTCTACTATTGTAGATAAGTTCGAGATTTAAATCTCGTGGTTAGCCCCACCACATGAAGGTGGGGCTTTTTGTTATTTCTGGTTGCGCCAGAGTTCGTAATCGTCCAAGCTTTCGAAGCCAGTGTAACCGCCAACTACGGCAACTACTTTTGATGCCCAAGGCATGGCATCTATTGCCTTTTTACGCCAGTATGAAGTATGCTTTTCGCATTCGTAAAATTCATTTCTCATTGTAATTGACTTAACCGTGATGTAGAGGGCTGGTCGTTTTAATTAATTTATTCTTAAATTCTTTCTTAATTACGTTGCAAAGATATAGCTTTTATTTTGAAATTGCAAGTAATTTCAAAATAATTTTTGCATTATATATTGCAAAACATATTTTGGGGCAGTAAAACGCCTGATAAGCATTATCTTTGCGTCCAGTAGTTCTTGCGAAAAGCGTGAGAGAAATCGCACGCAGCTAAAAGAAATGCGTGCGAAAATGCGTGCTATTTGTTGTGGTTTGTTGCGATATATTGCGCAACACAAAATTATAGATGTTTGATAATCAATACTCTATTGCGTTATACCAACACAACTAAAAACAATCCGTGAGTCCTATCAGGCGCACCTATTAAAATGCTAAGTAGTTAATTATCAGCTATTTAGCATTTTTTCTTTTATATAATTGCTACAGTTTTTGCCAACATAACTCGCTGTTAATTTATTTTGGTTGACAAAGTTTATGTTGTTTTCACCCGTATTTCTCATAATTTCATTGCACTTCACTTGACATCGCCCATATTATGAGTCGTCAAATGACACCCTATAGTCAAATAGATTAGCTCATATATTCTATAAATTGATGTATACATCATTTATTGAACACAAAAATCACTATCTTACATAATAATTCAACACCTTTATTCGTTATTCTAACAGGGAATCACTACTTTTGCATAACCAAACAATTATACATAGATATGAGTAAAGATATAAACAGGCTAAAGGTTGTCTTGGCAGAAAAGAAGCGAACCAACAAATGGCTCGCTGAACAATTAGGCAAAGACCCTGCAACCGTCTCAAAGTGGTGTACCAACACTATACAGCCGAATGTCGAGACATTGGTGGAGATTGCCAAATATTTGAATGTCGAGATACAGGATTTGTTTTGGCCGATTGAGAATATTGCTGTTAAGGACGCATAAAAAGCATCTAACTTTTTTCAGACCCTCCATTGTTTTACTAATAGTGAAAATAGAGTATAATTAGTATATGAATAAGAAACAGTTAATAAGAGAGGTGGCAAGAAGGACAGGATTTTCTATTAGCCTTTCCAAAATGATTGTGAACTGCTGCATACAGACTATACTTTCAGAATTACAGCAAGGACATAGAATATCTTTGAAGAATTTTGGAGCATTTCACATTATTAAAAGGTATGAAAGAACTTATTTTGATATTCAAAAAAAAGAAAGGAAAAAATCATCTGCAAAGAATATTGTAAAATTTGTTCCATACAAGAATATTAAGAAACAACTCAGCACCAATGTCATTGATGTTCATGATGAAAATGATGGTTCTATAGAGAATATAATAACATTAGAACCTCGTGTATTCATCAATCCAGCGTCAAAGTCCAAAGAACCTAATCCTAACAATTCAAGTCCTCTGTCCGAAAAGCAGAATATAGGAAAGAGATGTCATCATAAGCAGGATGTAGCTGAACCTAATCTTGCTTTTGAAGGAAATTTTCTATATGACAAGTTCCAAGGAGAATTGGATCATGACAGTTTTCCGTCGGTAAAGGTTCCGCAGCATGATACTTCTATTCTGATTCCTCAACGTGATAAAACAGGAACAACAGTTGGTGTTATGGAACCAGTGTTGTTAAGTAGCATACGCAAAATGTGTCAGGAACTTAATAATATTATAGTTCTTGACAATGTGAAATTACCTATATTGAATAGAAATTATTCATATCGGCCTGACGTGTGCCTTTATTGGAAAAAACGAAACATATATGTAGACATAGAAGTAGATGAACCTTATGATATTGTAAGTCGCAAACCAATTCATTACAAAGGCAATGGCGACAATCTACGTGATAGATATTTTATTAGAAATGGATGGTGCGTAATACGTTTTGCGGAGCCGCAAATACATAAAAATATAGAAGGTGTAACCAACTATATTAAACGTATGCTAAGATGGCTGACTAATGATGAGAGTATTAAATATGATGAGGATACATTAGAATCCGTAGAAAGGTGGACTTACGAGCAAGCTGAGCAAATGGCCTCTGACAACGCAAGGGAGCATTATCTAAACTTGTCAGATTATGTTTCCAGAGACGATACACAAACGAACCATGTTTCTGCTACCTATGATATAGAGCGTTTGAGCTTTTTAAAGCCTAATGAAGATATTTTGCCTCCAATAGAACAATCTAAATGGGCTTCTGTAATTGAAAAAATTGCCCAAATAAATTGTGATTATTGCAAAGTGCTTAAAAATGACGGTTATCAATGGGTATATAAAAACAAGCAGATAAAATTTGTTTATAGAAATGGTAAAGAGTTTATAACAGGAAAAAGTCCTTTTGAATACGAGCTTGAAATTCCTGTAGACGAAATAACAGATTTTGTTCCATTGAAAAATCTGTACTCTGAGATACAGTGGGAGTATCGTTCTAATATGCGAATAGAAGACTTTTATACAATGAGAGAAATTCTCCTCAACGCTATCGCTAATGGCAGCCCAATATGGATTGCATACGATTCAAGCAACTCGGGGTATAGTACCCGTTTTTTATCCAACTTAGTATTTTGCAGGAAGGGAGCGACTTACGATGCCCCACATATTGGATTAGGCCTTTGTACAAAACATGGCATGAGTTCATTATCACACTTTTATGCATATTGTTCTAATCGAAAAGAGTTCAGAATGTTTGCTGCAGATGGAAGAATAAGAGAACTTAAAGTACTGAACTGCGAACATGTATATATTGCTACAGAAGTATATGAACGTAGCTTTGACAAACTAATCATGTCGATATATGACAATTGTAATGGAAATGCTTTTTTTGAAAATGTAGATAAAATCCTTGAATATATGCCAAAGCGTGAACTCGACTCTCCGATCACTCAAGTAAATTTGGCTGATTTTCATGTTTTGAATGGAGATATTTATAGAGCCATAGAATTATATCAGCAAAAACCATCTGGACTGTTTCTTACGCCTTCTTGCACATGGGGGGAAGCATGTATTGCTGATGTTAAGTTTTTTGTAAAATTATTCGAAGAACACCTCAAAGATTGTTCTGATTACTATGATTTCAATGCAAAAAATCAGAAACAAAATTTCGAGAAAGTTTTAAGGATATTAACGCAATCTCCTTGGATACAGCAAAAATAACCAAATCTTATACTTTGTTTTTGCAATGTATGGATTTAGAAGAATGATTGTGATGAGTAAAATAAATGACATATACAAACTTCTGTCTGATGGTGAGCGTGTAACGCTCGAATGCAAGAAAGCCTCGAAAGGGGTGCCAAATTCTCTTTGGGACACTTATTCTGCTTTTGCCAACACATACGGTGGAACCATTCTGTTGGGTGTGGTTGAGCACATGGATGAGCATGACAAGGCCAAGCGATTTGAGATAGTAGGTGTTGAGGATGCCGACAAAATTCGCAAGGACTTGTGGAATATTGTCAACAGCAAAGAGAAAGTGAATGTAAATCTTTTGCATGATGACGATATACAGACAATAGATTTTGATGGTAAGGAAATCATTGCCATCAACGTACCTCGTGCCGATTATACAGTCCGTCCTGTCTATATCAACAACAATCTGTCAAGAGGAACTTTCAAACGCAACCATGAAGGCGACTATCATTGTACGGAGCAAGAGTTGAAAATGATGCTCCGTGATGCCAATGAAGCTGGCAATGATGGATTGTTGTTGGAATACTACACAATGGACGACATTGACATCCCAACATTGGAACGCTTCCGTCAGATGTTTCAGAACTTGCATCCAGAGCATCAATGGAACTCGGCAGAACATAAGGAGTTTCTAACGAACTTTGGAGGTTATACACGAAACCGAAGGACAGGAAAAGAAGGACTGACTATGGCTGGACTTTTAATGTTTGGCAAAGGATTGCCTGTCCGTGAGCGTTTCGACAATCTGCGAATGGACTACATTGATAAATCCAATTTGATAGGCGACCAACGCTATAGCGACCGATTGACATACGATGGGACTTGGGAAAACAATCTGTTCAACTTTATTCGCATGGTCATTCCGAAACTGACACGTGATTTGCCTCACCCTTTCAGTATGGACGGTGTAGTGCGCAAAGACGATACGCTTCAAGCCAAGGCTGTGCGTGAAGCCGTTACAAATATGGTTATTCATTCCGATTTTATGGTGAATGGAGTGCTGAAAGTTGAAAAGTATGACGATTGTTTTGTTCTGACCAATCCAGGACTTCTGAAACTGCCTATTGAGCAGATTTACAAAGGTGGCGAGTCAAAGGCACGTAATCAGCGTATGCAGAATATGTTCCGCATGATAGGCTATGGCGAGAACCTTGGCTCGGGTTTTCCACTCATTCTAAACGCATGGAATGAAAAGCATTGGATAAAGCCTGAGTTACAGGAACAGCCTGAACTTATGCAAGTAAAATTGACATTACATATTCAAAACGATGTCTCATATAGTTCATCGAATGACCCAATAAATGACCCAATAAATGACCCAATAAACTTGACCGAGAGGCAGAAGATGATTTTGCGGATGTTCTCAGAAGAAAAGAATCTAAGCAGAGAAAGGCTTTGTGAGAAAACCGGATTGTCGGATGCCACCGCCAAGCGTGAAATAGCATTTCTCAAAAAGACTGGCTATTTAGAACGTGTCGGCAGTTTCAAGAGTGGATATTGGAAAGTGTTATCAAAATAA